CGCCGAACCATACCGGTTGGGGTTAAATCGTTGTCCGAGGAACTTGTCTGGACACTGCCAATCGGCAGCCCAGTACACGAAGTCCTCGTCCTCGACATCGATCTTAACCCTTCCCCACGCCGCGTATTGGCTTAGCAGCCTGTGGACTGCCTTTTGCGACGCCTCCTTTGGTCGCCTCTTAAGCGTTTGAACGCCTTCGAGCTCGACCATCGCCACCTCCGCCTGCCCTTTCGGTTTCAGGGTAGCCATCTTCACCGCCGCCTTCGCACGCCGGCGCCAGTCAGTTTGGAACTGACTAACACGCTTCTTTTCTCCGAGTCCCCCCCGGATGGAGGACCCGTCCACCACTCTTTTGTGCACCTTCTGGAAGTGGTGCCTCATCCTGGCCCTCTTGGGTCCGTCGCAGATGCCACGCAAGTGGTCGTCTATTACGGATGCCGTCGCACTGAACCTTGCGATACGGCATTCCCTTTGGGTTTTCAGGCGCATTCCCCCCTTGGTCGGATCTATGACCCACGACTTGGCTCTATATATCCAGATCGCCCTAGGGCGACGGATTTTCCGAGCGGAAAAGAAGTGTGAGTTGACGGTGAAAACCGCCCGGTGTACGAGAGTTTTATCCTCGCACACGCATAGTCCGGCCTGGGGGCATCTCGCCTTCCAGGTGGCAAACTCTTCGGGTCGACATCTGAACACTATGTCGTCCCCGTTTATTTTCAAGAGCCGGCCTTTTATGAGCTCCCTAGTTCGGTCCGGACCGAGACCAAGGAAGACGCCTGCCAAGTTCGTTAGGCAGAGGAGTGGAAAAGACAGGAAATTCCCCATCAACTGACCGTTAGTCATGTGTGCTACCTGAGTTACTTCCTCCCCGTCGACGACGTGGGTGAACTCAAGTATATTGTCAAGCAATGACTTTTCGGCCAGATCCCATATTGATTGTGGGACGTGGGCGGAGGTTTCCCGGAGTAAGGAGATGGCGTGCACCGAGTTGTTGAGGTTGAACTTGTTTGTCGCCGACTTGTAGTCGCCGGAAACAAACACCTCTTTAGGATCGGTGCGGAAGGCCGCCATGTTGGCGGCGGTGGGAGGGCCCCGCAGTACGCAACCCGTCTTGACTAGAGCGTCATAGAGGGTCACGTGGAGCGGGCGGAGTTGGAGTTGGGCGAGTGACGCAATGGTGACGACCCGGGCTTTGCCACAGTCATCAAGCACTTTGACTCGCTTGTTGGGGGGGATGGGGGTTGGATCGATGACCCCGAGACAGGCATCTCGGAAGTTGTCGACGGTGAATCCGCGGATGTCTGCGGACGCGGGAGGGATACCCTCATAATTGGCCTTGAAGGAAGGCACCGAATTGGCTACATTGTACTTGTAGTCTCGGTCCCAACCGGGCTGGAGGGTCCCAATCGCGTGGCGCAACGCCGCGTCGTATTCGGGGGTAACGGGGGGGGGGTTGGATGTGAGGTCCGTCACGAGGTCATCCCATGCATCTTGCCTTTTGAAATTGGCAGGCATGCATTTGCGGAACTGGAACATGGTTCCAGCCTCAGAAACGGACTGGGA